GCGGCTGGTTGGCCCCGGTGCCCTGGAAGCAGGCGTAGTCGAGATACCAACCGACCGTCTCGCGAATCAGGTCGCCGAGCAGGGCCTCCAATGCGATGCCGTTGTCAGCGAGCAGGGTGCGGGATGCGAGCGTGTAGCCGGAGAGCTCGTTGGCTCGCAGCGTGACCTGCTTGAACTTCGGCTCGGTTTCCTGCCTCGTGGCAGCTTCCGCCGTCCAGTAGGCGATCATGCCGCCGGTGTAGGCGGTCTGACCGCTGCTGCTGGGCGCCGTGGTCTGGTCGAGCGCGGGGATGTGGATTTCCTGCGCGGCCATCGGAATCTGGCGGGCCCGTGATGCGAGCACCGTGTCTTCGATCGCGATACGGAGCAGTTCGGCGGAGTATTCCGGGAACACCCCATAACCGCCCTGCACGCCGGCGCCTTCAGCAAGGGCCGCCTTCTGGCCCCAACTGCCGGCCTTCTTGAAGTCCCAGTTGCCGAACGTCGAGCCGTACAGCTCCTTGAGCACCGTGGCCGCCTTCTCGGCCTGCGCCGGGGGCGTGCTGGTGCACATGGTGTCGGCGATCAGGCAGAGCTGATGGCCGAGGGACTTCTTGCGGTCGTGTTCGTTGTCGCCGGCCGTGATCTTCGGGCCGCGCGATGCGGCCTTGCCGATGACTTCGAGCGACTTTGCGGTGGCCGTCTCGATCGACTTGGCCAGCGTGGCCGCGACCGTCTCGATCGCGTTCACCATGAGCGCATCTTCCGCGCCCAGCGCTTCCTCGATCACGCCTTGCGTGAGGAAATGCTTGGTCGCGATGTGGGTCGGGTCGAGCTCGATGACATCGCCCGGCTTGTGGCCCTCGAGGGCCTTGAGCACCTTGTACATCTTCACTTTATTGGTCCTTGGTCATTGGTCCTTGGTCATTGGCCCCTGGTCATTCGCCTTGTGCCCTGCGAACAGGAAACAAAGGACAAATGACCAATGACAAAACGGCATCGCCTGTTCACCTCGGGGTAAGCCCGCATGCCTCATGGGCAGGTCGGGCCGTAGCCGTGTGGCTTCGGCTGGGTGAATTGGTTGTGATCGGACCGATCGTGTTCAGACCGCTCCCACGTACCGGTCTTGCGCCCGCTTGGCCGCCTTCGTGGCCAGTGCGTCGATCCGCTCGGAACTGAAGCGCGCCAGTAGTTTGGCCGTCAGAGATTCTTGAATTTGGGCCTGCGTGCGGTGCGGCGGCAGATTGGCTTCCTTCTCAGGGTCGAAGTATTCATCGTCGTCTTGATCGAAGTGGTCGCCGGTGTCCGCGATCTTGGACAGCGCCTTGACCTTGTGGCCCATGTACTGTTGCGTGGGGCGGAACTTGCCGTCCTCATGCTTGTGGTAGATGTGCACACGCGCGGCGGGATCGTCCTCGGTGCCCTCGATGTCGTCAGGGACGTTCGGCACCTTGCCGTCGGTGTGGATCGACTTCACCCGGCCGCAGCCGGAGTGCATGCCCTTGCCCCACTCGACGTAATCGCCGGCCTTGATCTCGGTGGAGGGGACGGGCTCGGTGTTCGTCGGGTCGGGGTCGTGGTTCTCTTCCTCGGGGGAGTAGCCGGTGTATCCGCCACTGGTGCCACTCGATTCGGACAGAGCCTTGTCCCGCGGCAGCGGATCTTCGACTTCCGGCTTGGTTGTCTCGGGCATGACGAACGCTCGCAGGTAGGAGGGTAATTCGAGTCCCTTGGACACCGCCAGGACGAGCGACTCTTGATTCATCGGAATCGGCACGATGCTGTACTCCAGCAGCACGCACCGCCGGATGATCCGCTCGGCCGTTTCCCACTCCGGGCGCTCCTTGAGCTCCTGTTGCGTGGGAGAGCCCCAGTCTGACTGCCAGTTGAAGTTGTCCGGAGGCCGGAAGCCGATCGACTTGCCGCTGACCAGGCCGCGCTGGACCATGCCCCAGAGGCGGTCGGCATCGGGATCGGTGTCATAGACGGTCTTGGCGATCAGGCCGTTGAACTGGCGCTGCGGAGTGGCCTTCTGCGCCTTGATCCATTCGCACTTGCCCACGGGCCAAGACTGGTAGTCATGCTTGGCCATCACCACGCGGTTCTTCATGAAGACCGACGTGTAATCGACGCCGGCCGCCACCACGACATCGCCCTCGTTGTCCACGACATCAGTTGTGATGTACGAGACGTCCGCGCGCTCGCCCGGGGCGAAGGTGACAACGGCATCGAAGGTTTTCAGTACGAGGTTTTCGGGCATGGACGTCTCAAGGGCTGAGGGAGAAGGATCAGAGATGAATTCGGAATCACAAAGATGAAGGGCGCGGTCGGAAGTCTGCTCTTGGTTCATCTCTCATCCCTTGCTGCTGGTCCGGCTGCACGAGCGTTTGCGGAAACCACGGCAGGTCTCCGTAGGGCACGGAGTCATAGCCTTCCTCGAGCCGCACCTCGTTGATCGTCAGGCTGCCGTTCTTGAGCTTCATGTCGAAGATCTTGGCCTCGCGCTCGGCATCCTCCGCGACTGGGTTGTCGAACGCGAAGAACAGCCGATCCCATCCTAGGCGCTCAACATTCTCGACTCCGTGCAGCCAGGTCGTGATGGCGCTCGCGATGAGCACGCACCGTGGTTCGATCGCCAGTTCAGCATGCTGGCGGTGTCCTGCCTCGGCGTTGGCGAGGTTCACGTCTTCTGTCTTGAGCAAGCTGATCGGCACGCCGAAGCAGTTGGCGATGCGCTGGAGGGCGTTGTCGGAGATTTCGAGCGCGGCCAGATCGCTGGGCGGCCAGCTCAGCGTATCGACATCGAGTGCCGCGTCGGCAATGAAGACACGACCGGCCCGAGGCCCCGTCCATTGCGCGTCCATCTCGGTCTGCAACCGCCGGCGCTCATCCTTGCCCATTGGCATGTTCGCCTCCTTGGGGCGGATCACCGCCGACGGCCGGAAGCCCTGGCCCATCAGGTTCTCCTGGACCGAGACGAACTGGTCGGAGAGCCCCACGTAGGCGAATGCGGCTTGCGTCGGACCGTAGCCGAAGCCGTGTGGATCGCGAAGCGAGACGTGCCGGATGCGCACGAGTTCGGCGGGCTGGTAGTGATGCGCGAAGTAGACGTATTCGTGAACCGCTGACTCGCCGGCCAGAAAGACCGGCTTCACGTACTGGGCTTGCAAGGGCCAGATACTTGATACGCGCTGACCTTGGGCTTCGGGCCACCAATACGCCGCGCCCACGACATCAAGACAAAGAGCGGTGTAGCGAATGAGAGCGTTGTGGTCGAAGTCCGGGTTGACCTCGTGCATCGCCTCGAGCAAGGGGTGCTCGACCACCTCGTCAATCTCTTCGGCCTTACGCACGAGGTTGGGCGAGAAGCGAGAGGCCCGCAGCCACTTTTCCCGGCGCCGGCCTTCACTTGTCTTGCGGAGCGGATGGCACCCGCCCCAGTCCCGGCCTTTGGGGCGCGCCATCCCAGCCTCGGATGCGGCATAGAGGCGAAGCGGAACTCGGGCCACGCCATTGGCGTTGAAGTTCGCGCACGAGTAGCAGATTGCCTTGTACGCCTCGACCAGCTCGGGAAGGCTTGGGGCCCGGCGCGACCGGTAGGCGTCGTAATAGATCGGTCCGTTGCCGTAACCGGCGGGGACGTAAGAGACGCCCGCCTTGTCGCTGGAGTCACGGCGGCGCAACAATCTTCCGCGTCGAGGCATCACTCGCTACTTCCGCAGTTTTCCTTCGAGTCTTGCGATCTCGCGGTCCTTCGCGTCGGCTGCGCCCTTGAGCCAGGCGAACGACTGGCGGAGCTCGTGCAGCTCCTTGTCCAGGCGCGCGACCTTGGCTCGGTTGGTCCAGAGCGCCGCCAGGATTCCCGAGACGGATACGGCTAGGCTGAGCCAGTAGTGGAGCGTCTCGCTGGCCAGGAGCGACGTGACGATGCCCCCGAAGATGCCCACGCCTTCGAAGATTGTCGCCGCCAGCCAGAAACCGTCGTGGCCGCTGCGCTTCACTTCGCCAGCTCCGGCCCGCTGTGCGCGGCGAAGAGCGCGGTGATCGCGGCGGAAATGATCCCCATGCCGCCGGCGACGTCGCCGGCGAAGATGTGCACCAGGCCCAGAACGACTGACGCTGCGCAACCGACGTAAGCGAGAATCTTCGCAGTGCTCATGGATTGCTCCACAGAATAGTCCTTGGTCCTTGGTTGCCATGACAAAGGACAAATGACCTACGGGTGGGTGAGGGTCCAGAAGATCACGACGGCGATCGCGGCGATGATGGCCAGGTCGAGCGCCAGGGCCGAACCGATCTCGAGCCACTTCTTCATCGCTTGCGACCCCAACAGAGATGGAGGACAAGCACAGCGCTGTGCACCCACACCGCGACCGCCAGGACCATCAGCGATGTGGTGAGTCCTTCGAACGCTCGTGTAAGTCCATGGAACATGGCCTAGCTAGCGCCGGGAACATCGGCCGCCCACGCAGCCGGGGACGGGTGCAGCCATCCTGCGCCGCTGTTCGACGATGACGTCGCCGCGAGAGTTAAGTGCTCCGTAGCCGAGCACGCCCGGCTCGTTGGTGAGCTGGTACCAGCGCTTCGCAGGCGACGCCGGCTTGGGAGAAACGACCCTCTTGGTCGCGGGCTCGGCTTTCGTGATCTTCGCCTTGAGCGCAGCCGCACACTGCCCGTCGCAGCCCGCGCAATCGCGTGACTGACACGGGCATTTGCAGCGAGGCGTATCAGCGAGGGCGGGAGGGGCGCCGGGTGAATCGGCGAGCAGGGCAGAGAGAATCAAAGCGAACATGAGTCCT